TTGAAGCTCTTAAAGCCGATCCGACCAAGATGCTGGGTGTAACCCGTGGCGGCGGTTCGTTTACGGTTACGCGAGAAATCAGAACGCCAGATGTTGACGGTATGCGTTATCCTTTCAAGGGTGCGGATTTTGTTGATTCGGTGGATGCTTATCTGTCTGGAACGCTGTTAGAAGTTGTTCCTCAGAACATGAAGCTTCTGATGGGAACGGGCGAAGTTGTTTCAAGCGGAAAGAAAACCACGATCACTATGCATACGGCGGTTGATGATGAAGATTATATTGATCATCTGTGTTGGGTCGGTGATTTGGCAGACGGTCGGCTTGTGTTGATTGAACTTGACAACGCGTTTAATACCGCTGATTTCAGTTTAACCTTTACGGATAAAGGCGAAGGTACTATGACTTTCGAATTTCACGCGAGACAGGAAGAAGTTACTGATTACGATTATGCTCCTTTCAGAGTTGTGTACTTTGATGTTGCCGCTTGATTTAGGGTGTGCTATAATGGGGTGGGGATGTTCCTCACCCCAATAATTTTAGGAGGGTTAACAAATGAAGATTTCACAGATGACTACAGACCAAGCCGCTGATGTTCTTGTCAGAATTGCGGAACCCGTATCTAACATTATGGATGATTCAAAGGTTGCAGATTTGCTTAAAGATATTTCCGGGTCTAAGGATGTTCCTTATATTAAGCTTTTCGCGTCTCTTGTGCCTAAAATCGTTCCTCTTGCGTTGGAGAGTCACCGCAATGATCTATACGAAATTGTTGGTGCGTTGGACGGAAAGACGGTTTCTGAAGTAAAGAAGCAGAACATTTTAAAAACCATTGCCGTTATTCGTGATAGTTTGGATAAAGATCTGATTGATTTTTTCGACTCTATCGGCGGTCAGGAAGAGACAGCCGAGAAAGAATAATTGTTTTACTCATTCGTTACGGGTGGCATGGTGGCTTATGCCTTGAAAGTTTGTTGAAAGACGATACAGAACAACGGATTTATAACGTTTATACTGCGGATTGTTTAGGAATGATGCTTAGAGCGTTGTATGATGTGCAAGAGTTCAAGCTATATTCTGAATATATACAGATAGAGGAAAAACAGGCAGAAACGCGAGAACAAGTCGTTGATAAAATACTCCGTTTATTGGATGGAGTAGGAAAGGGGGTTCCGCAAGTTGGATCTATTTAGTTTAGCGGCAAAGCTTACTCTTGATTCTGATAAATTTGATAAAGGGATTGTTAGTGCCGAGAAATCGGGAAAAGGGTTGGCTTCTTCGCTTGAAGGAACATTCAGCAAAATCAAAAAGTTCGCGGCTGGTGCGTTGTCGGTTGCGGCGTTGAAAAAGGGATTTGATGCCGTTGTTGATCTTGCTAATGCTACATCTGATTATGGTGATAAAGTAGACAAGCAGTCTCAGGTTCTTGGATTGAGTCGAAAAGCCTATCAGGAATGGGATTATATTCTCGGTCAGAACGGCGCAAGCATTGACAGCCTTGGCGTTTCTATGAAAACGTTGAATAGTTTAGTGCTTGATGCGGCGGCTGGCGGGAAGGAAAGCAAAAACGCTTTTGCTCAATTGGGTCTTGGTATTCACGAAATCGAACAGCTTGAACCAGAAAAGCAGTTTGAATCTGTTGTCCGTGCGTTTCAGAAAATGCCAGCTGGGGCGAAAAAATCTGCGCTTGCTGTTAAGATATTTGGTCGAAACGGCATGGAGCTTTTGCCGTTGTTGAATCAGAGTTCAACAAGTATTGACGAATTGAGGGCAAGAGCCGAAGAGCTTGGAATCATTATGTCAGATGATGCAGTTGATGCTTCTGTTGCTTACAATGATGCAATGGACGATTTGAACAGAACGTTCAACGGATTAAAGTATTCTGTCGGTGCAAAATTGCTTCCTGCGTTTACAACTGCGGTTCAGAAAGTTACTGGATTTGCGGGGAAAATCAGCAAAGCATTCCAAGAGAACGGGATTCAAGGTGTTTGGGACACGCTCGTTGAAAGTTTTAAAAATATCAAATGGCCTACTTGGTCGGATGTTAAAAACGCAATTGAAACGGCGTGGAACACTATTGTTGAAGGTGTAAAGGGACTCGCTAAACTTGTTTTCGGTGAAAATGTAGATGGTTCCATCAAGTGGCCCACTTGGGAGGAAGTCGGTGAAGCAATCGGAAACGGTTGGAAGGGAATTGTTGAAGGTGTTTCCAATTTAGGGCAGACAATTGGAAAGGCTGTTTTTGGTGAAAATGTAGATGGTTCTATTGATTGGCCTACATGGGATGAGATAAAAAGCGGTGTTGAAACAGCATGGAAAAACATTGTTGATGCTGTTGCTGGTTTGGGAACTGGTATTGGAAAAGTTGTATTCGGTCAGAACGTAGACGGGACTATTAAATGGCCTACTTGGAGTGACATTAGCCGAAGCGTTGAGTCTGCTTGGCGTGGAATCGTTAAAGGTGTGCAGCGGCTTGGTGTGACTGTCGGAAAGGCTATATTTGGTGAAAATGTTGATGGTTCTGTCAAAATTCCCACATGGGATGAAATCAGTCAAACAGCGTCTGCGGAGTGGCAGAAAATCAAAGACGGGATTTCCGCGCTTGGCGCAATTGTTATTGATTTTAGCGCGAATCTGCTTGATGATTGGTTCAGTACAATCAAAGGATGGCTTGACGGATCAGGATTGACGGATATTGGACTCAATTTTTCCGCAACGGTTGCAGAATGGATTAACCGTATTTGGAATTGGGCGCAAAACGGGATTAATATTGTTACTAATTTTCTGACCGGCAATTCTGGAAATTCCGAATGGCCCGGATGGGAAAATGAACAGCCTTCCGGGGCTGGCCCCGCTCAAACGTGGGATGTTAGCGGCGGATTTGCAAAGGGCTTAAATTACGTTCCTTTTGACGGTTTCCCGGCGTTGCTTCATCGCGGGGAACAAGTTATCACGGCTTCTCAAGCGAGACGAAATAGGGGCATTTCTGGCGGTTCTGCGGGCATTGACATAGGTGCTATTGCTTCGGCGGTTTCCGGTGCGATTCGGTCAGCTATGGAAGGTGTTTCTGTTAATAGCTATTTGAGTGGGAAAGACATTACTGACAATGTAGACCGTGACATGGCCCGGAAGTTGAAGGCTCGGAGGTTTGCCACATGATTAGTAGATATGAAGTGTTTTTGAACGGTGTATCTCTCAGTTCGATAAGCCCGGAAATATTGATTCTTGATATTCAATACCCGCCTACATCAATTCGGAACGAGTCGTTTTCTTTAGCAAGGCGGCAAGGCGAAAGAATATCCAGAAGGTATATAGCAAGCAATTCGGTTTCTATTTCGTTTGAAATCCAGTCTTATGATGTGCAAGTGCGGCAATCAATTCTTAGTCAGATTGTAAAGTGGGCAAAAAATGGCGGTGTGTTGCAGACAAATGACAGAATTGGACAGCGTCTCCGTTGCATTTGTGAAACGTTTCCAAGCATAACGAGCGCAAAGAATAGAACGCAGGAAATGCAGATTGTGTTTTCTGCCCATTCTTTGCCGTTCTGGGAGGATGTAAACCCGGCAACGTTGACATTGACAGGAACGAACACAAGCGGTTCTTTGTACGTTCCCGGCAATGTAGACGGAGCGTTTGTAGAAGCAACAGCAACAGCAAACGGCGCGCTTGCATCTATCATATTCACGGCAGGAAATACAAGTCTCACTCTGTCGGGGATTAACATTGCGTCAGGCGGGAAAATCATTATTGCTTATGATGATGATATGATACAGAGTATTAAAACGGGAAACACATCCTTGCTTTCTAAGCGGACGGGCAACGATGATCTTCTTGTGAACAGCGGAGAAACCAGCACGTTTGGAGTCGTTGCGAATGTTGATTGCTCTGTTGAATATCGAGTCAGGGGGTTGTGGTTGTGATTGAAAGAAACATTCCGCTTCCAAAAGTTTGGGATAAGAATATGAATTATATTGGCGAAATTCGACCAATAAAAGTTTCAGCAACATTGAAGATGGTTCCGTTGTCTTATGCGTCTCTTCAGTTGCCTAAGGGTGTGAGCGTCCCGGCGCGTGGATACGTTGAGCTTTTTTCAATCATGGGTTCTCTTGGATTTTATCGCGTTCGCTCTCCGCAGGATGCTTACGGAGACGATATAACCACGGCAGAGTTGGAACACGCTATAACCGAGGTCGGGGATTATTTAGTACTTGCAAGTTATGACGAAATGATGCCAGCTGATCAGGCGATTTCCACGATTTTTAGCCATTATCGTGGCAACCATTGGCAGTTGGGTTCTGTGACGGCATTGGGAACGGGAGAAATCGCTGTCCAAGCGGATCATGTGCGTGTGCTTGAATGCCTTATATCATTGTTGGAGCAAAAGACAGATTGTATAATGTCTTTTGATTTTTCAACCACGCCGTGGACGCTCAATTTTGTAAAGCGTGGAACGGTTGTTTCTGCTGAAGGACGGCTTGCCCGCAATGTGAATTATGCAAAAGTTTCTTATGATGATACAGAGCTTTGTACAAGGGCATATTTTCAAGTATCAACAACGGAAGAAGCCGACCCGAGCGGTTTTCCTGCGTTTGATCAGGCGTTGAATTATTCGGTTGGTTCTTTTGTTGCGTATGGTGGGAAGTTGTATAGGTTGCCAGTTGGACACAGTTCTGGTGCTACATGGGAGAACACACAGAAAACGCTTGTGAATGATGTTCCAAGCACAACATGGCAGTATGTTGATGCTGATACAATTGGAACCTACGGCATTGTTGAGAAAGAGGTTTATTCTGGTGGAGAATATACGGATACAGAGGTTCTTCGGGTAGTGCAGGATTTCCTTAACAAACACAAAGAACCAAGGGTGTCTATTGAAATAAGTGCTGAAGAGTTGTCAAACGTAACCGGAGAACCGCTTGATGCTTTTGAGATTGGCAAGTTGTGCCGTTTGTCGTTGGTTGATTATGGCGTAACAATTGAGCGAACAATAACGGGTTTGTCATGGGATAATGTATATAGTTCCCCGTTTGATATTACGGTAAACCTCGAGGATGAGGAAGATACTGCTATTAATTTTTTGCACGATATTGACACGAACGGCGGCACCATTGGCGGGTCTGGTGGCGGCGGTAGAGGTGGCGGTGGAAAGAAAAAACAAGAAGAAATCTGGAAAGAATATAGAACGAAATTTCAACAGACTGATTATTATTTTGATTTGCAAGCTTTGAGGTATGACAGGGCAGAAAACATACTTCAGCAAGCTGGACTGTATATTGATTCAACCGGTACATTGGTTTATGCTCAAGACAATGAGCGAAACGTGGGATCAAAAATAAAAGTTCAAGCTGACAGAATTTCGCTTGTTGTAGAAGGCGAAGGCGCAGATGCAAAAGTAAAATCAGCTTCTATTATTGCCGCAATTGTTGACAAGGACGGAGAATTAAGTAGCGAAATTCGGGTAAGTGCGGACAGGATTTATTTGCTTGGTGATACGATAGCGAACAAGATTACTGCGGATTATATCCTATCAAAAATTGCTAATTCGGCTATTGTGAACGCACAAAGAATAAATGCAAATGTGGTAACTGTTCTCGGTGGGAGTGGTTCTGCTGTTGGCGTTCAAACCGCTTACAATGCGGCATCAATTGCAGAAAACAATGGAACATACACAGTTACTCTAACAAAGATTAACGGTACTACAACAACATTGTCTTTTAAGAAAGGCGACACCGATGCCGCATACAATTCGGGATGGAACGATTGTATCGGTGCCGCCACAAAAGTAGACCGATACACAAGGTCTGCCACAGGCGGCGGTGGAGCTTATGGCGGTAATAATTACGCGCATTATATAAGTTATCAAGGGCAATACAAAAATATAGGGACCGGGTGGTATAAAACATCTTATGATGATGATGCATATCATCTGCCAAGTCCTAAATAATTTGGAGGTTGTTAAAGATGGAAAAATTGTTAGACAAAAAGCAAGTTGTGGAAGAAACTATAAAGATTTTAAGCGGCATAGAATTGCCCGTTATTCATTGGCCTGCACTTCTTGCAATTCACGGAGCGGTTGATAACCTCGGCGTTGTTGTTGCGATGATTGACAAGGAAGAAGAAATCAGAAGGGAGAAGAAAAATGGAAAAGTTAATATTGAAAACGGGGACGGAGATTGAAAAATCTTCTGTGATTGAATCAAATGAAAACCTGTTTATTTACGTTGAAAACGGTTTTAATATTAAACAGGTTTTTGATAGTTTTTATGATTCAGAAGCAACGGAAAAAATCATTTATTCGATGGACGGCGCGGAATTTGTTTATGAAGGTTATAACAAGCTTGTTTCTGTTCGCGATGAAGGAAACGGGATGATTACCGCAGTTCTCAGAAAATGATTTTGTTCTATTGCGCGGCTGGTTTTTATCTGCTATAATTTGGAATGATTGGAGGTCGCAAAATGGCAAAACTTGAAACATGGTACAAGCAGGATCTGAAAAGGCCGTTGGTTGTACACAAGCATACTGATGTTTTCAATCAGGACAACAAGGGAAATCTTATTGGCGTAGAAGTATATAGTGACGGCGAACCTGTTGTGCTTGCTGGTAGCATTAGCGGATATTGTTTGCTTGCTGATGGAACAACTGTTCCTGCTGTTGGTGCAAGTCGTTCGGGAAATAAAGCAAGTGTGTTGATCCCCCAGACGGCTTATAGCGTTCCCGGCCCTATTACGATTACAATTAAGAACGTTGAAGAGGACAATATTACTACGCTTTGCGCTACGGTTGGTGTTGTGCGGCAAAGTGTGAGCGGAAACCTTGTCAATCCCGGTTCTGTTGTGACGGATTGGAGCAACAATATAAACGCTCAGTTGCAAGCGGTACAGACGGCGGCTGATAACGTGGGTGCGATTGTTGCGGCTCCGTTTGATGAAAATACGGTTTATGTTGTCGGGAATTATGTAACGAATAACGGCAATTTGTACCGGATCACGGCAGACCATGCGTCTGGTGTTGCGTGGGCAAGCACGGCAAAGGTGCAATGCACTGTTGGACATGAGATTGAAGCGTTAAACAACCATTTTGTAGCGGATTGGAATCTCATAGATCCTGATGCGGCATCAGATGGAAAAACGGATTTTATTCCTGTTGAATTGAATGTTAGATATAATATTATTCACGCGCAAAGCAAAGGCCAGTTTCGGTACGGTTTGTCTCTGTATGACAGCGATAAAACAATGCTCTATATTTCCCAATTAGTTGATGAAGCGACAGACGGAACTAATTATTCATATAGTTGCACATTTTCTGAAAGTGCTATTGCGTATGTTAAAATTAAAATTAATTCGGCTCCGAGTGGAATTGATACAACGGATTTTTCAAAATTATATTTCGGTAAAGGGTCTGAATATATTGAATTTGAAGATTATAACGTAATTAATACAATTAGAAAAGTAAAAAATGATGTTGCAGGCTTAGCGGATGAAATTTCGGATTTAAATAGTGCATTAGGAACGGTTCCGTCTGGAAAAACAGTTCAGGGTCAGATCACGGATAATGCAAGTGATATTGCTGATTTAAAGAGCGCAATAACGCCCCTTGATTTGCTTAAAGAAACATATACTTACACAGTATCATCCGGTTATCAAAATATACCTATAACCTTATCCGCAAGAGCATACGTTGCAACGTGTACTAATGTTGGAGCAGTTATTACTTTTAGGGACAGTAATAACACGGTGGTAAGCAATATTTCAATTCCGCAAAACGCAAATAATTATGAGTTTACTGTTACATCGGAGCGGGCATCTGCCATTGCATATATAAGATTGTATCAAGGGTCTGTTGCGATTTGGCCAAAGGATAATATTGTAACGAGAGTAGAATCACTTGAAAATGAAATGAGGAACAAAGCGAATTCTTCCGAACTTGATGCAAAGGCAGATAAAGTAAAAGAATTTTCGCCTGTGGAAATAACTGTTGAAAACGGCTATATCAGCAAAACTGAGGGCACATACACAGCAGGAGAGCATTTTAAGGTAGTAGTTTCAGATTCTGCGATTCGCTATAAAATAAGCGGTCAACACGTAAATTCAACGTATCCGCTTTTATGTCAACACAAGTCTGACGGAACTGTAATATCATCATATAGTGGCGATGCAGGAGCGGTAACCGATTATATATTTACTCCAAATAGCGAGACAGTATATTTTTATGTAAATGCTACGTATGGAAACGGAAAATGCGAAGTCGAGGAATGTATTGATACAGAAATTCTGATTAATGAAAAGATTGCCGAAGCTAAAGCATATACGGATTCCAATGTTTATTTTGACACGTATAATCTTCGTCAAGAAAGAGAAGCAAGGAACAATCTTGACCAGAAAAATCCGTTTGCGTGGAAGCCGTTTGATAAGGCGTATTTTTCTTGGATGAATGACGATGGTCTGTCGGATATGTATCTGTATAAAGACCTTTGCGATGAGTACGATATCCCATACGCAAATGCTGTGCCGTGGATGGGCATCAAAAACAATACTTCAACCGTTGACGGAATGACAATTGTCGACTACTGCAAAAAAATCATTGCAGAGGGCGGTGAAATATTTGTTCATGCAGGATCGCCTCTTACATCTCAAAGTACAGAAGCAGAAATAATGGAATTTTTCCGTGATGGCAAAAAGATCATGGAGGATGCTATCGAAACAAAGATTTACGGGATTATACAGGCAGGCGGTTCTGGCTACAGTACGTTTGATAAAAACGAAGGGCAAAAATTCTGCCTTGCTTATTATGAATTTTCAGATGACTACGGCACAACATCACAGTATAAACTGAACAGGACACGGATTTTGAGATCAAGTTACAATACAGATGAAGCACAAATTAACGCATACAAAGCCGTTGTTGATGACGCAATAGCAAATCACAAGTGGGTTCGTTTCTATTGCCACAGCACGAATGAAACGAGCATTGAAGTGCTGACAAGCGTGTTCGATTATATTGCAACAAAAGTAAATAACGGTGATTGTGCGTGGACAACTTGGAAGTATATGTATGATACTTTCAGAAGTTCAGAGCTTGAGAACCGAATTTTGGCGTTAGAAACTTAAATAACACCTTAAAGGAGAAAGCATGAGCGAAAACTATGAGTGGACTGTAGTCGTTACCTGTCAGGGGAATCCGAGATATTATCCGCAAAGGAATCTGTTGTTTGGAATCGTTGCTTTAGTTTATCGCTATTGCAAATATCGCAAGTACGGCACGATGAACTTCGCTTTAAAGCAGAGGTTTAAATAACACTTTAATATACATTTGCAACATTCTTGCATGAGAATATAATTAAAAGTGTGGGGGTGCTGTAAATGGATTCTATTATTTGTGTGGTGATTGGCGCGGTGGTTGGTTTTTTCATTGGTTTCATTGCGTGTTGCTTTTATAAAATTGATGATTGAAAGGGGTTGAGTGCTAAATGTTCGGTCAAGATTTGGCTAATGTTGTTTTACAGATTCTCCCAGAAAAGTGGGGTTATATCTATGGTCAGTCTGGCGCACTGTGGACTGAAGCGAAACAGGAACAGTTAGAGCAAACCACAGAAAAAAAATATGAGATGGGGCGTAGATATGGCTCAAGATGGATCGGTCACCATGTAGCAGATTGTTCTGGTTTGGTTTTGTGTGCTTGTAAAAAACTCGGTTTTTCGGTCCCGCATGGTAGCAATTCGATTTGGAAGAAAGGTTACCTTTCAGAGAAGGGGGCTATTGAATCGAGCAATCTCCCTGTCGGTGCGTTGGTGTTCAAGTTGCGGAACGGATCAGACTATTATCATGTCGGCGTTTATGTTGGCGGCGGGAAAGTCGTTGAAGCTCAGGGAACGAAAACGGGCGTTATTGAATCGAGTGTTTCTGATTGGTCACATTATGGATTGTTGAAATATTTGAATTACAACGGCGGCGAAAGTCAGGACGGCGGCGGGAGCATTGACGAATTGGAAAACGGCGTTGCTGTTGTTGATGTGCCGAACGATGGAACCGTAAACGTGAGGAAAACCCCGGAAGGAAAGAAGCAGGACACGCTTAGAGAAAACGAAAAATGTCGTGTTGTAGAAGTTTCGGGAGATTGGGCGAAAGTTGAATACCAGAAAACGGGTTACGTTATGGCGAAATTCCTCCGAAATGCAGATTGACACTTCCACGGCGTGATGCTATAATCCTTTCGTGAGGTCGGAAAGGCGGGTTGCTTATGCCAGAATGGATTGTGAAATATTGGATTGAGTGGCTGTTCGGCTTGTTAATTGCGGCTATTGGTGCGTATAGCAGACACATTGCTAAACAGATTCGAAAAGAGAGAGAAGAACAGAAAGCTCTCCGGGACGGGATGCGCTCGCTTTTGCGGCGGCAGATTATAGCAGATTGCGAAAGTGCTATTGCTGATGGGTTTTGCCCGACAGCGCGAAAAGATACCATTGAAGATATGTATCAAAGTTATCACGCTTTGGGCGGCAATGGGGTTGTAACTGGTCTAAAAGATCAGACAATGAATCTATCAACTGTTAAGGGGGAAAGCGAACAATGATTGATTGGAAAAGCAAGCTCACAAGTCGGAAATTCTGGATGGCTATTATTGGGCTGGTTACTGGAATCATGTTAGCGTTCAAGGTGGACGCTCAGACGGTTGAAACGGTTTCTGGCGTGATTATGGCGGGTGCGAGCGTTATTGCTTACATTATTGGCGAAGGGCTTATTGATGCGGCGGGAGCGGTGAACGATATGCCTTCAATCATTCCCATTGATATGAATATGATAAAAAAAGAAGATGAAACCGAGGATGTGGAAACAGTACAATCCTAATCCTGCGGGGCGTAGTGTTGGCGATTGTTCTATAAGGGCAATCGCCAAAGCTCTTAATGTGGATTGGAAAAAGGCTTTTGCGTTGATCGTTAGTAATGCTTATCAAATGGCAGATATGCCCTCATCCAATAGTGTTTGGGGGAGCGTATTATATCAGAACGGTTTCAAACGGTCAGCAATTGACAGCGGTTGTATTGATTGTTATACGGCGGCAGATTTTGCGGAAGACCATCCGAAAGGCGTTTTTGTGTTGGGTTTCGGAAATCATGTTGCTACAATCGTTGACGGTGTTTTGTATGATTCGTGGGATTCTTCAGCGGAAATTCCGCAGTATTATTGGAGTAAAACGGAGGAATAAGCAATGCCTTATAACAGTTATTTTCCTGTCGGTTATCAGCCAATGAACAATTATTATCCTCAGCAGTTCGTTCAACCTCAACAGGTGCAAAATTCTCCGCAGATGCCACAGCAACAGCCAGCGCAACCAGCGAACCCGACCATGACAAGCGGCATAATCTGGGTGCAAGGTGAAGCTGGTGCAAAGTCTTATCTCGTTGCGCCAAACACCACGGTTCAGTTGTGGGATTCAGAACGGCAGACTATTTATATCAAATCAGCAGATGCCAGCGGGATGCCGTCAATTAAGACGCTTGATTATACGATTCGGGAAAACCCCAACAACAACGTTTCTTTGGCACCTAATTTCGATTCTAAGGCGTTTGCGACCAAAGAAGAGGTAAACGCATTAGCCGAACAAATAAACGCCTTAAAAAGCAATTTAGACGGCATTTCTAAGCGTCCTGTCGGCAGACCGAGAAAAGAGGTAGAAGAGAATGAACCCGCTGTTTAAGATGTTTGGTGGAGCAATGCCGAACAACGTTGGAAACATGGGAAATATTATCCAGCAGTTTCAGCAATTCAAGAACAATTTCAGAGGGGATCCCCGGCAACAGGTGCAACAGATGCTCAATTCTGGCAGAGTTACACAAGAACAATATAATCAGGCTGTTCAGATGGCTAATATGCTTCAGAAAATGATTAAATGAATTAAATGATTGTTTTCCGTCAAGTGTACATAGACGGATAGCAATATAAATTATTTTTTTTTTGTGAAAGGTGGTTTTTGAAATGGCTCTTACTGATGAAAATGGAGGCGGCATCCCGGCTACTATGCTTGTCGGGCCTACTGGTTACGGTGGAGGAATGCCTTATCCGGTGTATCAGGGCGGCGGTAATAGCGGCGGCTGGGATCAGGGCAATGGCTGGTGGATTATCCTTCTGTTTATTCTGCTGGCTTCTGGCAATTGGGGAAATCAGCAGAACGGCGGCTTCTTTGGCGGTCAGCCCATTGTTGTGAATGACGGAAACGGCGGGAGCGTCCAGC